CAAGATTTATGCCTCCTCAAGCTCTCCAAAAAGTAATTCATATTTTTCCAAATCATATTTAATCAATATTTCTTCTGCTTGCTCAACACTAAATTTTATTGCTCGAGTAAAATAATCCGTTCGATAAGTCAGCAACCAGTTCCCTTTTGAACTCAACCATAATTTGACATCTTTTCCAGAACTTTGCATCTTCATATTAGTAAAACCAACAGTCCACGAATAATTATACTTGCACTTTTCTGATATCAATCTCATTTTATCCGTATCATATTTCAGCTTATCAATTACAAAAATCATTTTAATATTCCTCACTTTCTCTATCATGATATCTTCGCCTTAAATCTTCGCTTTTTTCATCATCTTCTTTTCCTTTTTCTGGGTTAGGGATATAATCAAATGTTCCTTTATCTGTATCCCAAGCATAAACCCATTTTATTCCTACTTTTGAATTTCGGGCTTTTACATCTTGTATCTGCAAGCCTTCTTCCTTTTGCTGAATTGAAAGAACGATTGACGCATTATAAGCAATTCCATCTGAGTCTCTTATATTTTCAAGCTGTAAATCTTCATTTATTGTTCCTTCCCTGTTTGATTGTACAACAACCAGCACTGGGATTTTTAAGTCAATGCTTAATTGCATTAAATCTTCGGATATGTTCGTCAGCTGTGTTGTTTTATTATCTCCCCTTTTTCCTCGTTCATCCTGCAGATAAGAGATACCATCTATTGCCAGCATATCCAACTTGTTACTTTCGCACCAACTTTTTAACTTTGATACCGTTACTTTCTTTTGAAAATCTCTAGGATGTGCAACATAGAACGGAGTACCATTATCAGCTAACCTGTTTATATATTTTTCATAACCTTGCACATCTTCGCCTTTATACAGTGCTTTAGATGATATATGTTGATGTACAGTATCAAATCTATATCCTGTTTTACTGGCTGACATTTCAGGCTCTAAAAGTCCTACTCTTGCATGATATACTTTCCATGCATGTTCTAACATTTTAATAAGCACCCATGATTTTCCTTGTCCAGTTCGTGCAAATAAAACAACTAATTCCTCTCCTTTATGCCAACCCCCCAAGTCGTTATCAATCTCTTCAAAGCCACTTGCTATAAAGTGTGTATCTTGATTATCTTTTGTTTCTTTCCACTCTTCAAGTCTTTCCCTTGCTTGTGAAATGATATCTGTCCCTTTTACTGCCCCATCAATCTTTAATTCCGGTAATTTTGATTTTAAGTAATCAACGGCGGAATATGCATCTGTCTGTAATAGTTCCGCCATCTTCGTAAGCACCGGAACCGACTGAAAATATAGATATTCTTCTCTAAATGTATTCACAAGATATTCAGTGCTTTCAGATACATTGATCACGTCAAAATCCTGGAACTTTGCTATGAATGTTTCCAAATCCGGCACATTTCCATATTCCTGTTTGTGTTCCATGATATAGTCATATTCTTCTTGATACTGATTAAAATAGTCTCTTGTGATGTCGTTCAAATCTAATAGAGAAGTATTTTTGTCTTTTAATACCCGGTTTATTATCTGTAATTCTACCATTAGTATTTACCTCTCTTATCTTCTTCTACAAATTCTATACACTCAGAACAATTATATATCCGACTTGCAAGTCTTACACCCAACACATCTTCAAGCTGTTCCTTATTCTTATTGCTTGTGTAAATGTTGCTCTTTTTGGAGTTGATTCTATTATCAATATATTGGAATAATATCTGATGCTCGTAGTCACTTGCTTTCATTTCCCCTACATCATCCCATATAACAAAATCTACCTCGCTAATAAGATTACATAATTCTTCAAAGCCTTTTACATCCTGCGAAATTGAACGCTTGCAATTATACAGAAATTTAGGAACACTGACAAACAAAGCTTTGCAGTCAAAGCAACTCTTATGCCATATCTTATCGAAGTATGAATACATCAATCTAATAGCCCATGTTGTCTTACCATTTCCACAGTTTTCGGAGTAGATGTATAAGTTATTGCCTTCTTCAATAAAATTCAAAATTGCATCTGATTTTGCTTGTAATTTCTTATAAACTTGCAAATCTTTTTCATGGCACATCAGCTCTTTATAATTCCACAATGCTTCGGGAAGATTAGATTGCTTGAATAATGAATACATCAGCTTATACCTTATGCAGTTTTCCGTACATTTTTCTGTACATATTCTTTTATACCAGCAATTCTGTATATTCATTGTTTCCTTCCTTTCGCTTTAAAACATTTTGACAATAAACAAGCGAGTTATAAGTATCTGTACTGTTTTCGATATGTGATTTTAGCTTACTCATTGTATCATTCATATCCCAGCTTGTTCTTGCCATCCAGTACCCTTGTTCTGGTGTAGCACATATTGGGTATCCGTCATCCCTTAACTTTTGCACTAGCAGGCGAACGTCCCTTGAACTTAAGCCAAGGTAATTTGCTATTTTAGCTGAACTGAGTCTTGTAGGTTCATCAGTTATACACCCCAAAACCAATTCTTTCAGATACTTCTCATCTTTAGCCTTATATGCTCCTTTATATGCCATTTTATATTCCTCCTTTAAAAATGATGTATTGATGAATCATTGTTTCTTACTTTTTCAAAAAATTCTTGTCTTTTCTTTTCTGATTCTTCCATTTCTTCATGTGTTCTCCAGGATAGTTCTTTTGAACATTTACCGGTTCCACTATAGGAATTGTTTTTGTTCTGTAACCACTCCGGGTCTATATTCATATACCCATTATCAAGAGATAGCTGAATAGCATTTATCTGAGTTTTTGTGTTTACTTTTGCTAGTTTCGTTAAAATTGCATTTACCTTATCCTCTGTAACCATTTTATGATTTTCTAAAAGATTTCTAAAAAATCTACTTAAAAGCTCTATAGTATCATCTTCTAAATCATATTCTAAACATTTCTTTTCTATTGATTCGATTTTAGTATCAATCTTAGATTTCTTTTTAGAATTTTTCTTATCTATATTATCTTCTATAGTTTTATTTCTATTGTTTTTATCTATATTATTGTGTAAAGAANGTCAAATTTTTTGACACCTCCCTGTAAAGAATCTTTACATCCTGTCAAATTGACATGGTAGGAGCAGAACTTAACATTGTTCTTAAATTCTTCGGTTTTTATGATTAAATTATCCACAACTAATTTATTAAGCGTGGTCATTATTGTTTGTCTGGAGCATCCACACCATTCCGCCAAATAATTAGCACTTCCTGTAAACTTACAGTCTGCGGTTTGAGAAAATCCATAAATCGTTGCATATATGATCAAAGCATTTCCTTTCAATTTTAAATCATTAACCATCCAGCCCTGAATTGTTATATAATTTTCATTGTTTATCATTTAATTCTCCTTTCAATTAAAAATCCTTGGTATAAATAGATGTACCTTTCTTTTTTAATCAGTTGCGAGTTGAATAAAAAAGTTGGTTGTGTACGAAAAGGTACACCTATTTATAACAAGGATATTTTTGTTATATATTAAATTAGGTATTATTCAACTCGCAACTATATTATAACACAAGATTTTTTAGATTACAAGATTTAATTTATAAATTTTGTAATTCTTCAATCTGTTTATCTACCTCCCCATTCAACTTCGCCCAGAGCTGTTCTCTCACGTCCTCAACATTATCCACCTGTGATACATCCCATTCTTCTTCTGCAATAAACTTGAAATAGTTATCATTTCGCTTAATGGTGGCGCCTGATGTATATCTCATGGAAACAACTTTTACTTGTCCATTTTCATCTTTAGCTGTTTTCTCAACGGCTTTCTTTTCTTCTTTTACCTTTGTGGCTTTGTTATTTTTCGATTTAAGCGGTTTTTCTTCTTTAGGTGTATTGTTGTTAGACTTGTTGTTTTTGGACGGTTTTTCATTGTTCTCAGATTTAGCATTCTTTGCTTCTTCAATCGGCAATGATTCTTTTACTTTATCCGGAATTGGTTCATTCATATCCGGCGTAGAATCTACCTCTTCTGTACCGGCTTCATATCCGGCACATTCTGAACAAGAAATAGAATTGCCATCTACATCCATTGTCACACCGTCACAGTTCTTACAGTATTCGTCATTTGGGTCTCCAGCCCATTTACATTTCATCATAATTATTTACCTCCATTTTTTTATTTACCAACATTTACCGCAGTTTTGGCAAATGTGATATTTCTTTTTAACTACTTTTTCTTTTTTTGCACGTACACACATCCAAATAATCCAAAGTCCTCCAGTTAGTAGAATCATTAAAAGATTCCACAGAAAACTTCTTTTCTTTGATTTCGTATACATATTCACGGAAGTGGTTACATCTTCACTTCCACATTTTGGACATTTCATTATAAATCACCTCATCCTTTTATAACGCTTGTTCGGAGCGTATATGTCGTTGTGTTGATTTCAGCCTTGGCAAGTTTAGCAATATCAAAATCACCATTGTAGACAAGCTTTTCAAGCGCATCTTCATCAATATACTCTTTCTGCTTAATAACAGATGCCAACAATGCCCCGCCAAGATTTTCTTTAATAATCTCAATGGCTAAATCTTCATTCAGTTTTTGCTTAACGGTTTTAGACATTGTTACGCTGTATTTCTCACCATTTGCTTTCGTCATGTCTTTATCAAGCATATACTGCTTGATATCTTTCCCCATGCGTTCATTTGCCTTTTTCAAAGTATTTTCTCGGTCCTTTGATTCTTTGTATTCGTCTATAACTTTAGACAAATCAAATTCAGGCTTTCCATCTCTTCTACTCATCTTTATTTTTCTCCTTTCTTAAATTGTTTTCCAATGTTCATAATCTTTGTTCCACGTTTTCCCCACTGATATGCGGCATTAAATTCTGCCATAGCCCCTCTATAAATAGTCCGGAGGTCCGTCTGAAACTTATGAAGTTCCTGTACTTGTTCCGTTGTGAAGAACATCGTTCCATTTCCAGATATTTCAGGCTCCGGCAATTTTAAGCCTGTAGGTTTTTGGTAATCATCGGAATGATACCACTTATACCAACGCTTCAGAGTGTTGGTAGAAACATCCAATATCTGTGCCGCTCGGGCGGTTGAAAATTTCTCTATCAAGTTTTATCACCTCCTTTCAAATATGTACCAAATTATACCAAATCATACATGAAGCAGTGGTCTTTAAAGATCTCAACACATTTGTTATAATCTTCTTCAAACGTCGTTTCAAAATGATTCATAAAACCATCATTCCCGACTTCATAAGATTCTAAACAAGATTTTGGAATCCATGTGCATTTTCTGCTTGCTCCGCAGATCTGAACCATTGCGTATACTGCTTTTTCACTTTCTTTCATAATGGCTACTAACCAGCCACTACACATATCAAATCCGTTTTCTTTTGCAAATTTGTTTGCAAACCATTCTTTCATTTCATAGCTTTTATTTCTTTCTAACATAATAATCACCTTTACCTTTCTTTATTATGTTTTTATTGTAACACA